CATCACCACCACCGAACTCACTATATGTAAGGTTTGGTACATTAGCATTAGGTGTAGTACTGACCATACTTAACACAGTTGTAGAACCAGTTACAGTCCAATCAGGTGTCCAAATACCTCCTGTTACTTCAACAGTTCCAGTGATTGTAGTTGCAAGTCCACTTACTGCATGTGCTACAAATGCAGCAACAATATCTGATCCTACATTATATGCATCTAGTGAAGTAGCAGTCATACCATCTATAACATAACCTGCACCTATAAAGTACGAGTTACCTGTAAAATCAAACGTATAAGATTCAGTTTTAATTGCACTCCATGTAGACAGGTCTGTAAAGATCTCATTAGCTACATAAGATGTTCCTGTCTTCTTTGCATCTGTATCTGGAGTAGAACCACCTGGAGTTGTATACGTAGCACGTACTATACCATCAATCTTAACTTCGTATTTTCTACCGTACTCTCCACCATCCTTAAAGTAAATCAAAGCACTTGAAGTAGGAGCGTGTACATCTGAGGTTAAAGCTGTAACCTTTTCCTTATTAGTTACAATAGTATAATCTCCGATAGTAACTAAGCGAAGATCTTGTTTAGGAGTAGTACTTAAATACGCAGCACCTTGATTGTTCACTGTCTTGGCAGTACCATCTAGGTCAAAGATATCTATAGTTTTATCTGTATTAAATATAATTGCGTACTGCTCTATACCTGTATTATAATCATAAATTTTATTATCTGCATGATAGTCTCCTATATTCTTAATATAGTTAATAGGTGGTCGTCTACGTAAACCATCTACTGCATCGGCTACCATATTTTCCATAAGAGTACACTGACCATCCAACCTAGCTCTATCAGGTTGCTGAGACATACCTTGTAACAAGGATTTATAACTTCCGTCAACTAACATAATATCTCCTTAATTTGATGGGCGTATTCCAGAAACTAGATTAGCTACAGTAGGATTAGAACTAATATTAGTATCGCTGTATCTGATATCATCTTTACGTACTTCTATTAAAGTATCGCGTACTTCTTTCTCAAGCCTAGCTAACTTATTTTGATCTCCTACATTATCAATGACAAACTCATAGCTAGATTTAGCTGCGATATAATCAGCTACAGTTTCAGGTACTTCGCTGAATACAAGTAACTGTTTGATGTTTACTATAATACTTGTACCAATTTCAAATGTAGATTCACTTGGATCATACATTCTAGTACCACGTTGAATATAAGGAAGTCTTGGATCGCTAGGATCTACTCCTAATGTATTCGATGGTACAATTACTTCCTTTGTTATAGGGTTAAATGCAAGAGTTAAATTCTTATCTGTATTAAACCACCAACCCATACTCTGTACTTTTTTATTCACTCTGTTAAATACTGCAAGCGCAGAGAGTACATCTGGATGCTGGTTATTTAAAATAGTTGTTACAGGAGAAGTACCTATAGCACCGAGCATCTGATTAATTACATCTAATTCTTTCATAACTACCTCTTATAAGTTAAGTAACATATACAGTTAATTGTAGCCATTACTTAGCCTACAAACAAAAAAAAAGCCCCATGCACTCCTAAGAGTACACAGGGCCGGAGAACGCTTTATAAAATACTACGGTTATGCACGATACTTCAGAAGAACGCCACAATTATCAGGACGGTTCGGAGTAACGGCAAATGCAAGATACGAGTCAATGAACCACTGAAGTTCAGACTTCTCGTAATATACATCAGAGGTAAGAGGAATAGTCTCACCAGCAAGCAACGCTTTAGGAAGCATTACGATAGCTACTACATCAACCTCTTCAGTTGCAGCAGTGATATCATACGCAGCACCATTACCTGTATTAGACAGATAGTGATCGGTAATAGCAGCAGTAGGAATACGATTAGTCTTAACGATATGAATACCATTAGAACGTAGTACCTGACCTTTTGCATAGTCACCATTACCCATAGAGTAATCACTGGAAATAAGATGGTCATTACGAAGCAAGGTGTAATACTCTGCTGGCTTAACCAGAAGTACAGCACCATCAAGATCAATATCTTTCTCTTCGATACCTTGACAGAGATCTTCGATACCACGTTGAAGTTTAACAGAATCTGCTTCATCATTACCAGCAGCAAGCATTTTCTTAGTACCACCAGACCAACCTTCAGGAAGTCCAGTCGCATCAAGCAGAGCGCACTTAATAGCTTGGATGATGAAAGCTTCATCGAAGAACTTAGCAATGATTTTACCATGCTCTTCACCAAGTGCAGTACGCACAGAGAAGTGAGCTTGGAAGTCGTCAAGAAGTGCAACGTTGTTACGGGCAAGTACGATAGTATCTACTTTAACAGCAACGTTATCGAACTGTGCTGGAATACCATCAGGTCGAACGCCTGGAGTTACCTTTTGAAGAGAGGCTGCACCTACACGATCATTCGTGATAGTATCAGTACCTCGTACTGGTTTAATGTTTACGTACTCACGCATGAAAGACTTCTTAACGATAACACCTTCTACTTCACCACCGTATTGTTCGATGTGAAGTGCGTCTACTACTCCCGTTCCTAGTGCTTGTCCGGGACGGGAAAGTTGGGATGAATCTACTGGCAATGGCATTGGTTAAATCTCCTTGTATTAATTGTCAATGAATTGATTTCCACGCCATAAGCCAGCGTGTTCTTTCATTGTGTACTTAGCTCTAGTATCTAATTCTTGTACTGCAACTGAGTTATTTTCTCGTACTGCTTTCTTTCTATCTGTTACATAAGCTGCTCTGGAAATTGCTTCTACTGTACCTACTTCACCGCTAGGTCTATCTCCATGCATTAAATTTGGTGTTTGGGTAAATCCTGGACTTGCCATATAAGCCTCCTTAATAGCTTTGGCTGCTAATTCAGCTTGTACTCCACCTTGGGCAAGCATTGTATTATAATCTTTTGCTGCTTCTTTTGTTAAGCCTGACTCAGGTGTTTTAGTCCATTCTGCAATCTTAACCCACTCTTCTTCACCACCTACTATTTCATAAATACGTTCATTCGCAGCACTCTGTGCGTCTGACGCTGAAGCAACCTCGCGTTTAAAACCCTCTGCCAAAACATTAGCTTGTGCTACTCCTAGTTTATCAGATATAATCTTATGCACTTCTGGAGTAACTTCTCCACCAGCAGCAACTATAGTATCCATAAGAGCTTTAGTATCAATACCTACTTCTTTTAGAATACTGTCTGCCGATTCCATAAATCCAGTAAAAGATTCTGGTACAGGAAGAGCATTTGATGGTTCAGGAATAGGCTCAGGAGCAGGTTCTTGACCTTCAACTTTAACAGGTTCTGCTGGAGTTTGTACTGGCTCTGTAGGAGCAGGTGCTACTACGGGTTCTACTACGGGTTCTACAACTGGTTCTACTACGGGTTCTACAACTGGTTCTACTACTGGCTCTGCATTTTGCATCGTTCGTTCTCCTTGTACTTCTTACTGTGTGTTACTCATTTGATTTTCTTTAGCTTTATTAATTGCTTGATTCTCACCTGCTTGATTCTCTGCTGCAATAGCTGCCTGTTGTGCTGCTTGTTGTTCCTCTTGAACTTCTTCTACAGTCTTAGTGAACTCATCGTAATCAACAGATCTAGCTGCACCAAAGATAGCCATTACTTGAGGAACTTTAAGATATGCTTGAACAGCATCTGGAAGTGTAGCCATAAGAGCCATATCTTGTAAGAACAAGCGCATCTTATCTACTTCACTGTTACGAGATAATGATTCAAGACCTGTCACAATAATAGGTTCTAGCGGTTTATCAGTTCCAGCTATACTGAAATCAATATCCTTCATCAACAGATAAGCTGTAGGTAACTGCAACTCTTCTGCAAGTCTACTGTACTGACCACCAAGACCTACTTCAAGTTCTTGTGCCTGAAATCTAATCTCTTCAGCAGTTACACGCTCTGCATCTCTAGTTACAGCCGATCCAAGAAGGAAACCTAGCCCGATACGTTTCTCGTACTGTTGAATCAGATTATTCACAAAGTTCCAATCGTTCTGTTTCTCTGTAGTAAGTACAGAAATATCTTCTGCACGACCAGCTACGAAAGAACCTGTAGGTGCATTGTTCAGTTGTTTATAATCTGTACTGCCTACTGGATCTACTAAGAACTTAATGTCTGCTGCTATTGCTGCACCTACTACAATACTTTGAGTGAGTGTACTTAGTGCATGGAAGTCTCCTGCGTATTCCTCTACAAGACCAGTACCGTAATCAGCACCACGTTGAAGATCCCATGTTAAAGGAATCCAAGGCAGTTCTTTACGCTTGTATGATCCTGCTGATTCATTTACAGGTATATCATCTACAGCTTGAAAGACGTAAAACTTATCGTCTGAAGGATTAAACTTGATACGAGTATAAAGACTACAATCCTCTTCATCCTTTCTCTTCTTGTTGAATTGACCGAGTTTATTACGTTCAGTTAATACTTCTTGCCTGATATGTTCAGGAAGTGTAGCAATCTTTTTCTTATCGCGAGTAATAAGATCTAGTAATTCTCCAGACAGATCCCGTTTAATCACGTAATCTTTGAAGTTATAAGTTTGTACCTTACCTTTCTCTGGATAATAAAGTAATGAATTACCTGCAATAATGAGACTTTTTAAAGCAAAGATATTTGCTGTTCTACTTCTCCATGTAACGAATCTTCGCATAGCTTGAGCCTCTACTTTAGATAGCATAAGCATCAACGAAGTTTTATCAACTCCTTTCTTTGCAATTTCTTGTAGATAATCTGTGCTTGGTTCTAACCGAAAGAATGGTCTGGCTGGAGCAAATAAAGTAAAGGCTAATTTATTCGCTAGATGATTAACTGACCTTGCTCCTATACTCTGGAAGTCATGCTGCTTCTCATCATTCTGAGTAGAGGAAGATGTAGGTACAACTAAAGGTATAGTCCATTTAGCATACGTTTCTGTACGAGTTAAAATTGAATTCTTTTCTCGTTCGTACTGCATGTACTGCGACTCTAGCTTTCCTTTAGTATTGAACTTCTCTTGCATTGATTTTACATCTTCTATAAGTTCTATCATCCTATACTTAATCCAGTTCCTACTCCTTTAGATCCTCCAGCTTTTTGCTCTACACGAAGCCTAGAACGCTTAGATCTAGATTTTATTTCTGCATCTTCTAATGATTCTTCGGATGAGAGTTCTACATTAGCTTCTGTTATAGTTAAAGGTGCTTGAGCTTTAGATGCCATTGCTTCTGCCAACCTAGCAGCTTCATTAGCCTGTTTCTTTGCTTGTTTCTGTACCTTACTTGCTCGCTGTTTTGACATAACTGCTGAACCTACTGCCGATGCTGCTGCTACACCTGCACTAATCAGTAGAGCCGTACTAGTTAAGACTATTTCACAATTAAGGGAAACAGAATTGTCAGTCTCTATAGCCATATTATCTTCCTCCTAGACGTTTGCCATACATAGTTTCTATTTTTGCATAGCCTTGACGTTCTAGAATAACACTGAAGTCATTCCTTGCAGGAACATCCCATACATGTAATTCAGATCCCTTAGCTTCTGCTGCTTCTTCAGTCTTACGCATAAGTTTTAAACCAGATCCTCGTATATCTTTAGCAACATAAAGTAAAATGCATTGACTATTAAGTACATCTTTATGTAGAGTATTAAAACTAAATGCAGTTACGCTGTAGCCTTTAAGTACTCCATCTATACGTAAAGTTAGTACAAGTAATGCATTAGATTCATCAAGTAAATCATACATAACTACATTAGGATCGTAAGCATACCCTAATATATCTATCTCTTTAAAATGTTCTTTTCCTAATATAAATATCTCTTCTTTACAGTCTTGTAAATTCTCTATCTGTATCATAGTACATCTATTTTGAACATACACAGGACACTAAGATTACCAGTCCCATTGAGTAAGTTAAAATATTTTCTAAACTTAATACCTTTAAATGTCTGGACATACTTGCTCTCCTCATGTTAAGTTTAATTACTATTTAAGCCTACTAGATTCCTTGTCTTGCATCCTTTTTATATGATCTATAACTCTTTGTTCTCCTGCTGTTACTGCAAGGTCTTCTAATGTAACACCTTTCTTATACATAAGTATAGGAAAATCTGTATCTAATTTATCTATTAATAGTTTTAATTGCACTTAGTATCCTCTGTATATAAATACGTTAATTCATTCTCTTCTAAATATACTTTAAGTTCTAAGGGTATTTCTTTATCTTTAGCTATTAGTTCTATAACTTTATTAATATTCTTTTTATGTATATCTATGTCTGTCATTAGTATATACTATGCCTCCTTTTCTTCTATCTATAGCAATACCTTTATCCAAAAAAGTATTCTGAGTTTAAAACTTCTGATATATCTAATGAACCTTTCTCTGGAATATCATCTAACTCTACGTTACATTGAGATTCTAATTGATCTTTTAGATCTTGAAGTACATCGTTGTCATTATATAATTTGTAGAATTGTTCACGTAGAACTCTAGCAAGTACGTCTGTATTACATGCATGAGTACCGAATGAATCGTGTATCATTGCATAAGCTGAGAAGTCTGTTGCATTTACTGTCATACATAAATGAGATGCATCAAGACTATGAATAAAGTTAGGACTTATCCCACTGCATTGCTTACGCTTATCTAATACAGGTGTCTCTTCATTAAGATAAAGTTGACAGTTCCCAAGTAACTGTGTCTTTATTTGTTTAGATTTAAACACCATTGTAGATTGATACATAAGAAAGTTTGTAGGTGTAAGCCACTTAATAGGTTCATTGTAAGAACTTACTTTATTACTTGCAGCTTTAAGCCAAGTCATAGCAGATCTAGCAGCAATAACTACATCATCAATACTTACCCATATAACTTTACCTAAGAAGATGCATCCTTTATAAACATCATCTCCCCATATAGATCGTTCTTTATTCTCTATAACATACTCAGTAGTCTTACGCATACAGTTATTCAGAGTACTTCCATAAGGTAAAGTCATAACAGGTTTCTTACATATCTTCCTATCAACTCCGAAGTGTAATGCTTTATATGCATGATTGTCAGGATCATATTCTGTTCCTTGCATTTGTTTAAGTCTAACAGTACATACATCTGCTACATCTGAGTAGATATCTTGAGGTTTACTGGACGGTAAAAGATTTACTGCACGACCACCTACCTCGTCTCTAAGAATCGCTGAGAAGTGCTGTAATCCATTGCATGACCCATCCAATGCTATAGGTAGATGCGAAATAAATCCCTGTGGATCTTTCACAGCACCAGCGAACTCTTGACAGAACGCTAGAAATTGATACGGCTTGTCTGCCTCTTTCCAGATATCCACTGCTCCAGCAGAGAATGCATTCAGACCTATTGAAATAAGTTGTTCCTTACGATCTAAGCACCATTTAACCCTATCCTTGAACTCAGCCTTATCGAATCCATAAACATTCGCTCCGTGTATACAGAGCCATTTAAAGCCATCTTCTCCAAGTGCCTTTCCTTCGCTGAATTCAAGTATTCCTTTGCTAATGTCCGGGCCTTGTGGAGAGAAGCCTGACGAAGTTGCATAGATTCTTCCACGGAAGTCACAGTTATATACAAAATAAAACCTCTCGTACTTACTATATTTAACTGCACTGGACATAACTCTACCAAGAAGCATACATTTAGATACTCTAGTCTTCTCAAGGGTATATATATCAGAGACTTCTTTCTTCCATAGATTGAAGATTCCTAATTGCAATCCATTCATATCTTTCTTATTAAGATCTTTTGTATAAGGGCAAGCAGGTATATCGTATGGATTGCTAGGAGGCATACCTACTCTTAAGTTCCTACGATACACTTCTTGCATAGCGTCAAGTACGAATTGATTAATACGCCAAGGAGTTTCTTGTACTTTATTCACAGCTTTCATAGTAAAAGAGTAGTCGTGATCTTTTATACCTGCTCTCTGTACTCTTGAATGTGTCTTAATGAAAGGACATCTTCTACTTAAAGGTTTTAAATAGTACCCACCTTCTTTCATAGCAGTCCATGGTTTAGGTTTGAGTACAGTTGGCGCGAAGTCAGGAAAGAGTAAAGCAAACCTAGCGATATGTTCTTCAATCCAATCTAATGTATCTTGTGTTGCATACAGAACCTTACTAGATTTACCTTTAGAGTACTTCAACTTTAGATCGAACATACCTGTAGCCTTGATAGCCTGTTCTATAAGTACCGTACCTAGCTGCACTCGTTGATTAGGAGTAAGACCTTTCCATTCATACTGATTAGAATGTGCATGCGTAAGTACTCTATGCTTACGTCTATAGTTCACTACATTATGTTCTTTAAACTCTTTAGTGATATACTGATATAAGTCAGGGTGACTTGTTTGAAATTCAGTAAATCGTATTTGATCTTCAATCCTTTGACCTATATTAATTGCAATACCTATTAAAGATTCTTCACGTATTAATGAATCAAAGATACTCTTTAATGTTATATAAGCAGACTGTTCAAATTCAAGCTTGCGTAATACAGTCTTAGCATAGGTACGTTTACCTACACCTAAACCTGAAAGACAGTATGCTTCGATAGTACTAGCTGTATCCTCACAAAGAGAAGTTAATAACCTTTTAGCATAACTTGTTTCTGAACCTCTAGAATTCTCCTCTGCTTTTTTAGTGTTATTAAGATACCGTTCCTTCCCGTATTGGATCATTGATTGCTCTAACTCCAACTCCTCTTTGTAAAGATCTAGCTCTTGCATTTTATTCCTTAGTTAACAGCATCTTTAATATCTTTAGCCATTGCTTCTGTAACTTTTGCTATCGGTTTAATACCTGCGCCTACTACATCTACTGCCACTTTAACTGGAGCAGTTATAATAGTAGCAGTATCTTGTACCATATCAGTTACTGATTTCAATAATCCAAACATAATGTTCTCCTTAGATAAAATCCGCTTCTAGTTTATCTGCTCTCATTTCTTTAAATCGTGGCTCACGTAGTAGACCGTTCTTACTGAATGTCATGGCATCTACTTTAACAATCTTTCCTATAATAAGATCATTAGCAACCCACCAACTATGACGTTGATCGTCAGTCATACCACTGCATTTTACTTCACAGTACTCACCATCTACTTTACCATATTTACGGAACTTACATACAATCTTACCTGTAGTACCTTCGTACTTACCTTTACCTTCTTCTAGACCTATAACAATAAGATCATAGCTAATCTTTTCTTTGATCTTCCATGCGAACTCATTCTTCTTACCTGCTTGCCAGATACCTTGTGGCTCTCTACCAATGATACCCTCTTCACCTCGATCAACGTATTTATCGAACTCTTTATAAGCTTCTTCTTCAGAACTAAGATAGAATCCTTCTGAGATATTAAAGCATGGATAGTACTGCATATCGAATAGATCTTTAAGATTACCCTTACGTGTAATATAAGGAATAAGACATAGACCTTGTACAAAATCTTGATAAGGAATCACATCATGGCATAAGCCTTGCGCTCCTACGTACTGCACGGACTTACGCCTACAACCTCCTGAGATATCATTCACAGTTACTCCATCTTTATATACTTCAAAGATAATAACACAATCCTTCTTGTTAAGATGCCAGATCTGACCAAGCCAATACTCAAGATTTCTCAACGAAGTGTATTGCATTCCAGTACGGCTGAAGATACGGTTATCATTCTCAGTGCATAACCCGTATGCATATACACCATCTATC